GTCATCTTTCTTAGGAACCATTGCCTGCTTGAATGTTCTTATAATCTGTAAAACTGTTTTTGATTCACTTGGTTCTCTTGGAGAGAACTTAAATGTAAATCCAAAAGTTCTAAGTTGTGGGGAGTCAAACAACAGTTCCATGTTTGGATTCAGAATGATTCCTTGTTGTCTTGCGAGAAGTGCATTGACTCCTCCAGGAAGTCCCAAGGCAGTTGCAGCTGTAGCTGACCCTATCACATCTTTAATATTTTTACTGTTTTCTTTTGCCCGTATATTTTGTAACGCTGCTTTAACAGCTCCACCAGCACCTTCTCCTGTAACAAATTTTGTTATTGCCTCTGCACCTGCGAGTTGAAGTGCATTGAGAGTGCTCTCTTTATATGAAACAGATATTGAGTCTGATAATCCACCAGGAATGGGTAAAAATATATCTTGCCCTGAAGACTGGGAGTTTCTTTTCCCTTGAGTTCCTCCGGTAATCTCTCTTGTCGCTCTTTCTAAAACAGTAAACTTCAGAACATCTTGATCACCTTGTGCAATATCAACTGGATATCTAAGAGCCTGTAAGTTCTTTTTTTGATTTCTAGGAACAGGGGTTGCTGCTGGTGCAACGGGGGTAGGACCTGTGACAGGTGCTGCCGCTTCCACGGGTGAGTTGTCATTTCTCAATGTGCCACCCAAATCATTTAATGCATCTTGATTTAAATCATCTGTGGGAAACTGATCCATCACAGAATTGATTTGAGCGTTTTGATTTTTTCTTATCTGACCATTTAGATTTGCTTTCTCAACATCAGTTGCTTTGCTAGTAGGATCTAGTTGTAAAGCACCATCAGCAGTGCTGCCATTTGCTATAACCTCACCAATCTTTACAGGTTCTCCAGTGCCGTCACCATAGTCATATACAAATAGTGCATCCTGTCCTGGTACATCTGGATCGAGTGATGCTGTTCCTGAGCGATATCTATTCTTTGTTAAACCTGTATTAGCATCAACATAAGTTGCATTTCCATCTTGAGGTATGGAACTTTTTCCTTCAAATCTTACGACTTGCTTCGTATATACAGGAGTTCCATCACCATTAACGGTGTTCGTTTTGGTGATAATGGTTGCTATATCAATTTTATTTAAAAAGACACCTGGATTAGTGCCAAAAGTTCCTTGCTGATTGGCATCACCCAATCGCTCATTTACGGCGACTAATCTTACTTCACTAGGTTTTGTAAATTGTCTTTGTTCAGACATGAAAAGGTTTTTATCTATTTAGTGATGAACTTTCCATAATTTACAGACAGCAAGTCATCAAGTTCTTCTCTCTTAACGATATAAACTTGACCTACAATCTCTCCCCAAGTATATTGTCTTGTCTCTCTATGATGAAAGTTTGTTCCACGGAATCCCCAAGCAAATAAATCAGTCACTGCCACGAGTGGGTGTTGATCATATCTAAGGTTAGGTGTCTTCGCATTGTAAACAAAGGTACAGAGTGTTCCAACATCTGGAATGGGTGTCACCGTATCGCTAAGTGCTTCCATAATGAACATCATTTGTTGTTCCTGATCCATGGTTTCGCCATTAAGAATATCCAGGATCGGTTCGATGCGATTCATTTGATTCCGAGTTCTTTTTCTGTTATGATCTTAAACTCTATCCTGCGATCAGCACAATATTCTTGTGCTGCTTTCCACTTTGCTTGGTTGACTGCATAAGTTTTGCACTCATAGATGTATGATTTTGTCACCCTTGACTTTTTCTTTGGTGGTGCAGTTTGTTTCTCCGGTTTGACTTCGACAACATAGGTTTTGATCTTTCCAGTGGATTCCTTTACCTTGATAAGGAAGTCTGGAAAATATCTATGAACTCTATTGTCGATAGGAGAGATGTATGGGATACAAAACTCTTCGGATCCCCATGCTAGAATGTTCTCGTTGAGGTCACACCACCTACAAAACTTGCGTTCCCAACTGCTTCGACATATAATATTACTAGCATCACCCTTATATTTTCTAGGATGCGAAGGTTTGTATTTACTTTTAATACTTTCTCCCATACATATTATATAAGGTTAAAAGTTATTTAGATGCCTAGAGGAGTAACTTCCATATCGGAAGTAAAATCAAAACTACTAAGTCCAGCACAAACTTCTCATTTTTTATTGGATGTTGGATTTCCTGATGGATTGGTGGGAGAAGAACTGAGATCATTCTTAGGAACGGATCAGGATAAATTTCTTCTCCAATGTTCTGATGCCAGTTTACCAGGGTCATCGTTCGCCACAATGAACATTGATAATGATAGAACCGGCGTGACTGAAACACACGCTTACAGAAAAGTATTTGATAATCGTATAGACATAACATTTTACGTCGATACTGAAAGACATCTTGCTATTCAGTTCTTTGAATTGTGGATGAAGTTAATCGCTGGTGAGGATCTTGGACCCAGAGATCTTTTGAGTAATACTTATAACTATAGATTTAGATACCCAGATGAATACATAGCGAGTCAGGGATTTAAGATTACAAAAATTGAAAAAGATTTTTACACTGAAGTAAGAACATCGAACGTGCTCGAAGACATCGTTAATATTTTTGCGGGCACTGACTTTGGTGACACAAAGTTTGTTAATAGTGGTAGTCTGGTTGAATATTCTTTTGCAAGAACATTCCCGCTTGCAATAAATTCCATGCCAGTTTCATATGACACTTCACAGTTACTCAAAGTTACAGTGCAAATGTCCTATGTGAGATATAAAGTAACCAATCTTGATGGTTACAATGTTGGTGTAGGTAATAATCCTATCCTTTTTGACTTTGGTGACAGTCCGTTTGGACAAGCTGCTGTAAATACTGCTACAGGATTAAATACACCAAATACCACCCGCCCTCTTCGAGGTCAAGGTGGACTTCCCCTTGGCACTACTACCATTCGTAATAATGGTGTTCGCACCAGAGGTGGAACTCCATATTCAAATAATCGAAGTAGCGTGAATAATAGGCGTAATCGAGGAGGGGGATTGACTAATAGGGGTAATCGAACTTCAGTAAACGCTAGCCCCCAAAATAGAAATAGAAACAACAGAAGAGGCACATCCTTCTAATAACCAAATAAATAATCACACTGAAAAACTCTTTGAGACATTATGCCTTTACCAAAGATTGCTACACCAACTTATGAACTTGAGTTGCCATCCACAGGGGAAACAGTTCAATACAGACCATTCCTCGTAAAAGAGGAGAAGCTTCTTGTCATCGCACTTGAGAGTGATGATACCAAGCAGATCACAACTGCTATCAAGTCAGTTATCAAGAACTGCATTCTCACAAAGGGAGTTAAAGTAGAACAACTTCCTACATTTGATATTGAGTATTTGTTTTTGAACATCCGTGGTAAGTCCGTGGGAGAGGACATTGAAGTTAATGTCATTTGTCCTGATGATGAAGAGACTGAAGTAAAGGTTAATATTAATCTTGATGACATCCAAGTTCAAAAGAACGACGATCACACTGACAAGATTAAGTTAGATGATTCTATTATGATGCAGATGAAGTATCCATCTTTGGAGCAGTTCATCAAAAACAACTTTGAGATGAGTGATAAAAATGCAATGGATCAATCATTTGAACTGATTGCTACATGCATTGATAAGATCTTTACAGAGGATGAGGTTTGGGCAGCAGCAGATTGCACCAAAAAAGAAATGACTGAGTTTCTTGAGCAAATGAATTCTTCTCAGTTCAAAGAGATTGAGAAGTTCTTTGAGACAATGCCCAAGTTATCACATACTATTAAAGTCAAAAATCCAAACACCAAGAAAGATAGCGAGGTCGTACTGGAGGGCTTAGCGTCTTTTTTCGCATAAGCATGGTTCATATGAACCTTGAGAACTACTTTAATCTCAACTTTTCGTTGATGCAGTTCCATAAATATTCATTAACAGAAATTGAAAACATGATGCCCTGGGAAAGGGATATCTACGTGGCAATGTTAATGAATCATCTTGAAGAAGAAAAACTAAAGCAGCAGCAAGCGAATGCCTTCCGATGAAACTATCTCAAATCCTTTGAATCCCAGAAGGCGTCGTATTTCTGCTGGAAGTTTTAGAGCAGGTCAAAGTGTATTAGGTGTCGTTCAGAATCAATTTGTTCTGAACACGAAGATTATAAAAAGTCTATCGGTAGTTGGTGATAGAGTAGATAATAATACAAGAAAGATATCAATAATAAAAAATATTCTTGGATATCAAAAGAGTGACCTTAAAGAAAATCTAGCATCCATCAACCCACAGGTTGTGATGCTGAGAAATCTTGATGAGATTCTTAAAACTCTTAGAGATGAAAAGAAGGTAGAGGAAAAGAATAAGGTCAATGAGAGAAAGAAAAGAGAGAATGAAAAGAGAAGATTACAAGAAACAAGACTTGAGCAAAGATTTAAAAAACTAAAAGAAACAACGCAGAAAATACTTGCACCTGTCAAGGGTATTCTGGATAAGATTATAGGTGGTTTCATTGCTATTGTTGGCGGTAAGTTTTTAGCCAAACTGGTTGACTATCTTGGTGATCCAAAAAATCAAGAAAAAATAGGAGCGGTAACAAGATTCTTCTCTGATTTTGGACCTAAGTTACTCACTGGTTACTTATTATTTGGAACGAGATTAGGAAGGACAATCGGAAGACTGACTGGTTTTCTCATTAGAGGAGCAGTTAGGTTGGGTGCTGCCTCTTTATTATTGCTGAAAAAACTTGGTATTAAAGGTGCAGGTGGTTTAGCAAGAGGACTGTTAGGCGGAAGGGGCAGAGCATTAGTTGGTGCTCTACAAATCGGCACAGCAGCTGCTGGATTTTTTGGACTTAACAATTTTCTTTTTGGTAATAATGATGATGAAACTCAAGGATTTTCTGGTGGTGGATTAGTTGATGGTCCTTATGGATCTGATCAAGTAAATGCAAGGTTGACTGATGGTGAGTTTGTTTTATCTGCTCCCGCAGTTGCAGCGATTGGACCTTCAGTTCTTGAGAGTGTTAATGAAAAATATGGTGGTAGTAATGAACCGAGGGTGATTCGTAATACCATCATGGCACAAGAAGGTGGTCTGATTGGTGGTGTTAGTCAGAGCATAAGAAATAGAATGAATAGAGGTGCTTTGAATCCCTTTGGTCAGAGTGCAGTTAGGTCTGGAGCAGCAGGAAGAGAGCGAGTACCCGTCTATAGTGGCAGACCTTATCAAGGACCAAGAGGTTTTGGACCAACCACGTATGGAACTGTTGATCCATTTACAGGGGCAAGTTATACAAACCCTGGTGGACTTAAAGGTATGCCAGGCACTGGTGGTAACCCATTCTCTGGAGTCAAAATCAATCCGAGAGGAACATTAGACTCTGGAACTCTTCCTCAAAGATATATTGATAAGTATGGAAGTAGATCTGTTCTGGGTCAAAGGCAAGTTAAACTTGGACGCAAAGCAGCAGCGAGAACCTTTGGACGTGGAGCAACTCAACCTTTACCGATGGGCAGGTCAATGCCTAAAGGTGGTGGTTTGGGAGTTGCGGTGCTGTCAGAGGTGTTATCAATGGCACTGAAACCTCTTGCTGAGGAGGCAGGAAAACAACTTGCAAAAGGTCTTATCACCTTGACTGGTGAACAGGATAGATTTCCTCAAGTTTTTGATAAGCAAGGTCCTACATTGGGTGTTGATACCTTAAGGAGTATCAGAGCTAGAGAAATGGCAATACCAGGACCCCCTGGATCTGGTATGGATTCTCCACAGATTATTGTAATGGATGACAATAACACTGTGAATGTAGGTGGTGAAAGTGGACAGACTATTAATGTGATTCAACCAAGAAGAATCGCTCCATCATCTGACAAAATGACTACGTTAGGATTATGATAGACAAAGATAAACTACTCGCAAATCCTAGTGCTCCGTCCAACACTCCCATAGTTGGTAACTTTTTTCTGAAAGCAAATAGAAAACTTGTATCAATACACTCTTTACTTAAGGGTTCGGTTGCTCTTAAAAAAATAAAACTTAGAAAACAAAAGAAAGAAGAAGAAGATAATCAGAGACAGAAGACTGAGAATAGACTTGAAAAACGCAAGGGTGATAGTGATAAAAAATCACTGATGTCATCCGTGCAAGCACCTGGTGGTATACTCGGTTGGTTCAAAAACTTTATAGGTAAAACACTCCTAGGATTTTTTGCAGTCAAACTTTTAAGATTCTTACCAGCGATTAAAAACATAT